ACATACCGCAGATTTGGCGGTGGACTTTGGCCGTAGGGTGCGAAACCTTGTGGCTGATGACAAATACAAGGATATTTTCCCCCAGATTGAACTGCAGCAGGACTCAAAAAGTGCGTCTCGGTGGGGAACTAACTTTAAAGGTGAGTATTTTGCGATTGGTGTGGGCGGCGCGCTGGCTGGACGAGGTGCTGACCTCTTTATTATTGATGATCCACACTCTGAGCAGGAGGCCAAACAGAATAGGCCCGAGGTCTTTATGCCAGCGTGGGAGTGGTTTCAGAGTGGACCGTTGCAGCGTCTGATGCCGGGCGGAGCCATCATCGTGGTCATGACAAGATGGTCAAAACTGGACCTAACAGCCCAGATAGTGAACCACATGATCAAAAATGAGGACGCAGATCAGTGGGAGGTGGTGCAGTTCCCGGCGATTCTGCCCTCTGGCAAGGCACTCTGGCCTGAGTTCTGGCCTGTGGAGGAGTTGGAGTCTAAACGTGTTGGTATGGACCCCCGGTACTGGCAGGCTCAATATATGCAGGACCCCACAGCCGAGGAAGGCGCTCTAATTAAGCGGGAGTGGTGGCAGATTTGGGAGAAAGAGTCACCACCGCAGTGTGAGTTTGTGATTATGAGTCTTGATGCAGCGCAGGAGGCCAATAACCGTGCTGACTACAACGCCCTTACCACATGGGGAGTGTTTGAAAACGAGGAGACGCGTGTTTATAACATCATCCTTCTCAATTCAATTAAGAAGCGAATGGAGTTCCCCGAACTTAAGAGCATGGTCCTTGAGGAGTACAAGGAGTGGGAACCCGATGCATTTATCGTGGAAAAGAAATCAAACGGTTCCGCTCTGTACCAAGAGTTACGACGCATGGGCGTACCTGTATCCGAGTTCACACCCGGTAAAGGACAAGATAAGATTGCCAGAGTTAATGCTGTATCCGATTTATTTTCATCTGGGATTGTCTGGGCACCAAATAAGCGGTGGGCAAAAGATGTTATTGAGGAGTGCAATGACTTTCCGTCAGGGGCAAACGATGACTTGGTGGACTCAACATCTCAGGCCCTTTTGAGATTTAGAAATGGTGGGTTTCTGCGTCTACCGACGGACGAACCTGATGAGGAAACATTTTTTAGACGCAAGCAAGTGGCGTACTACTAGGACTAATTATGGCTATTGATAAAGCACTAAACAGAGCCCCCCTTGGCTTGATTGGCGACGAGATATCGCAGGGGCCGGAAATAGAAATTGAGATTGAAAACCCTGATGCCGTGCGGGTGGGTGTGGATGGTGAACCCATACTAGAGATTGAAAAGGGTGTGGAGGCAGAAGACTTTAACGTCAATCTTGCTGAAGAGATGGACGAGGGTGAGTTGACTGAACTGGCAGGTGATCTGCTGGGAGATCTGGATACTGACTTAAGTTCCCGCAAGGACTGGATGCAGACATATGTAGATGGTCTGGACCAATTAGGGATGAAAATTGAGGATAGAACGGAGCCTTGGCCTGGAGCATGTGGCATCGTGCACCCGCTTTTATCCGAAGCATTAGTCAAGTTTCAATCCGAAACCATCATGGAGACCTTCCCGGCGCTGGGTCCTGTGAAGACTCAGATCATCGGTAAAGAGACACCTGAGAAGAAAGAAGCCTCGCTACGCGTTCGAGATGACATGAATTATCAGTTAACTGAGCGGATGGTTGAGTATCGGCCTGAGCATGAGCGTATGCTCTGGGGCTTGGGCCTAGCGGGTAATGCGTTCAAGAAGGTCTACTATGACCCCTCATTACAGCGGCAGGTGTCGATATTTGTCCCGGCTGAAGACATGATCGTGCCGTATGGCGCATCAAGCCTTGAGACCGCAGAGCGTGTTACGCACGTCATGCGAAAAACTAAGAACGAGTTAAAGAAACTGCAGGTGGCTGGTTTTTATCGAGACGTGGATCTTCCTGATCCTGTTGTTTCGTTGGATGAAGTTGAGAAGAAGATTGCCGAGAAGATGGGTTTTCAGGCAACAAGCGATGACCGCTACAAGATTCTTGAGATGCATGTCGATCTGGTCATTGAAGACGATAAATACGCAGATGTCGATGAAGACGGCAAACAGACAGGCATTGGACTGCCATACGTCGTCACCATTGATAAAGACACACAGATAGTCTTGTCTATTCGCCGTAATTGGCAGCCTGATGATGACTTAAAGACTAAACGACAACATTTCGTACATTATGGATATATTCCGGGCTTTGGTTTCTATCATTTTGGCCTCATTCATCTTATTGGTTCTTTTGCTAAGTCGGGGACTTCTATCCTTCGCCAGTTGGTTGACGCGGGTACTTTGTCGAATCTCCCCGGTGGATTTAAAACCAGAGGCTTACGTGTTAAGGGAGACGATACGCCAATTAGTCCGGCGGAGTTCCGAGACGTTGACGTCCCGTCGGGAACGATAAAAGACAACATCATGACGCTCCCATATAAAGAGCCGTCACAAGTCTTATCAGCATTGCTTACCCAGATTATTGATGATGGACGTAGATTTGCAGCGATTGCCGACCTGAAAGTGTCTGACATGAGCGCACAGTCGCCAGTGGGAACCACGCTGGCGATCCTTGAGCGGATGTTAAAAGTGATGAGTGCCGTGCAGGCTCGCATCCACTACAGCATGAAGCAGGAGTTTAAACTCTTAAAAGAAATCATCCGTGACTACACCCCGCCTGACTATTCATACGAGCCAGAAGAAGGTACCCGTAGCGTTAAGCAGTCTGATTACGATCAGGTGGATGTTATACCGGTCAGTGATCCGAACGCCGCTACGATGTCGCAGAAGGTGGTGCAGTATCAGGCGGTGCTGCAGTTAGCCTCTGGGGCTCCACAGATCTATGACCTGCCGCAGTTACATCGTCAGATGCTTGAGGTCTTGGGTATCAAAAATGCTGAGAAGTTAGTACCGACTGCAGAGGACCAGAAGCCACGGGACCCCATAAGCGAAAACATGGCACTACTAAATGGCAAACCGGTTAAGGCGTTTATTTACCAAGATCACGAGGCGCATATTGCTGTTCACACGATGGCGATGCAGGACCCCAAGATCGCTCAGTTGGTAGGCCAGAACCCGATGGCGAATCAGATCATGGCTGCAGCGATGGCACACATTCAAGAACATATTGCCTTCCAGTACCGCAAGGAGATGGAGGAGCATATTGGCATGGAGTTGCCAACCCCGGACAAGGACATTCCGGAAGAGTTCGAGTTGGCGATATCTCGCTTGGCCGCCAAGGGTGCAGCCAAACTACTGCAGAAAGATCAGGCAGAGGCCGCTCAACAGCAGGCCGCAGCGCAGGCTCAAGACCCGCTTACCCAGATCCAGATGCGCGAGTTGGCTCTCAAAGAAGCCGAACTGCAGCGCAAACAGCAGAAAGACTTAATGGACGCCTCCGCAAAGGCTGATCAGATTGAAGTTGAGACCATGAGAATTGAAACTCAGGCTGAGATTGAAGGAGCGAAACTCGGTGCCCAGATAGCCCGAGACAAAGAAAAGCAGGCTGCCGACGAGCAGATCGAAGGCATAAAACTTGGCCTCCAGATGGGCCAGACTATAAGAGATTCCAAACCATCAAAGAAGGAGAGTAAGTGAACAAAGAGTACACAGAACTCTTGAAGTATCTTTCATCGAAGATACAAGAAGAGATGACGGTAATGAAAGATGATATGGCTATGGGTAAGGCTAAGGATTTCGGTGACTACAAATACGCTGCTGGGATCTATCGTGGTCTTATTATGGCAAATACAATTCTTACAGATACAGCAGAAAGGATGAAAAATGAGTGAACTAGCCATCGCTACAAAAAGCGGTGAAGTTTCTACCATCGCCGATACGCCAGAACGTAAGGCAAAACAACTTCCAGATCCAACAGGCTACAGAATCCTGTGCGGCATTCCGGAGATTGATGAGCAGTACGAGTCGGGAATTCTAAAGTCTGATATGACCATGCAGCACGAGGAATTACTGACTACGGTTTTATTTGTTATGAAGATGGGACCAGATTGTTACAGAGACCCAAGCCGCTTCCCCACTGGGCCGTGGTGCAAGGTTGGTGATTTTATTCTGGTGCGCCCCCATGCAGGCACCCGTATGAAAATACATGGTCAAGAGTTCAGGATCATCAACGATGACTCTGTTGAGGGAGTAGTCGAGGATCCACGCGGTATTTCACGTAAATAAGGAGCCCCCAAAATGGCTGAGAATGTTGATTACGAAATAGACTTGGATGAGGGTAAACCCTTAGAAAAGTCGGCCCCAGAGGCTAAAAGCAAGGTCTCACTAGATATAGAGATCGAGGACGACACCCCTGAAGAGGACCGTGGCCGTCAGCCTATTCCCAAAGAAATCGTCGATAAGTTGGACCAAGAGACGGAACTTGACAAATACGACGATGAAGTTAAGTCTAAGTTAAAGGCTATGAAGAAGGTTTATCACGACGAGCGGCGCGAGAAAGAGCGGGCTTCTCGGGAACGTGAGGAGGCCATAGCTCTAGCCAAACAGGCTCTTGAAGAGAATAAGCGTCTGAAGTCCAGAATCTCCGAAGGCGAGAAAGTCTTTGCTAGTACAGCCAAAGACGCCGCCGAGAGAGCTCTCCAGA